ATAAAGTTTAATTTCATTCCGTTGCTTAGTGCCACACTGCCTATAGGGGTATTAGGAATAGAATATGTTTTCTTTCCTAATACTTCAGCAGAAATATCGATGAAAGTATTTTCTTCAATATCTAAAATATGAAAAACTCCGCCTGTATCAATAGCAGCTTCACTAACATAAAACAATACATCAGGAGCATTTAAGGGAACTTCAAATGTTAATTTTCCAACTTCTGTTCCGTTTCCGTCAACACCTTGATTATATCTATCAAGTGCTCCTTCTGATCTTTCTGTTTTAATGCTAAAAGGATGGCCTTGAGCATCTAAATCAAGTATATAAGTTTGTCCTCTAAAAAGAGTAATAGTTGGATTTCTAACTAATCCTTCAACAGGGCCTTCTGGATTAAAAAGAAATGCCACGTTGTCAACTTCGTCGACTGTTGTTACAGAGTATGTACTAACTATTTCTTGTTGTTGCCCAGCAACATTAATCGGTGTTGGTCCAAATGGCAACCAGTAATATTGTTGGAAATTAGAAAATTTATCCCAATTAATATGAGGGTTCCAGCTATAAAATTCTTGTTTGTTTAATCTACTGTGATTTTTAACATTTCCATCAAACACTTCTACATGATTGATGTGATCTATGTAATCTTTATAAAAAACAGTATTGCCAAGATAGTCTTTAATAACTGCCGCTGGCTCTAGTTGATAGTCTTGTCTAGATTTATCCGCTGCATCTAAGAATACATCAGTAGATTTATTTGTTTTAGAATATTGGCGGCCAACGTATCCATTTATTTTTTTAACAGTACCAGGCTGAATTAATTGATCTAATGTAGCTTGTAAAAATTTTTTGTTACTACTAGTTCTATAAAATCTTGGCAGTAAACTAGAAGACTCTCTTTTATTATTTGAACCAGTTGGTAGACTTGGTTCATTTTGGTCTTTATCGTATGCCATTAACTTCTCCTGATACTATTAACATTTTGTGAATTTAAGATTTGTGCAGTGTTATCAATAGCGCCTGCACTATTAATCTTTGTAGCTGTAATTGCAGAAATAATTTCTATATCATCAATGCCTGCACCGTTAATAAAGATTTGATCTTTTTCTAAACGAATTTCAAATAAACTTCCAAACTTTAAATTATTTTGTTTTGGTACTATAACAAAATTAACAATGTTCGGCGACAGTTGTTTCATTACATAAGCTGACAGTTCGCTAAAATAAAAATTATCTCCAAACTCCCAATTTTCTAAATTAAAAAATTCTGTTATAGCAGATAACACTTTAGATTTAACATCATTGTCACTTATAACTACTTCTGAATTTTTTATAACTTTAAATGTTGCTTGAACATCGGTATTGGCTTTACTTCCAAACAAAACTTTATATTTTACAGGATGATAAATTATTTCATCACTTACTGTTTTAATTTTGTTTAGATCAATAGATAGTAAGTTTGATAAATCATCTGTGCTTTGAGGCAATGGTTCTATGTTTAAAGAACCGTTAAGCCATTGCCTAAAATTAATATCATATTGTTTAGTTAATACAAATAAATCAATCAGATTAGTTAATCCAGGATCTATCCTTGATTCATAATCAGCATTATGGATATATTGGAATCTTAAATTATCTCTTCCTTGAGATACTTTGTAATCTAAAGAAGTATGTAATAATCCTGTAGTTGCATTAAACAATTTAACAGTTTTTGTATCTAAGAAATAAAAATATTGTCCGTTAGGATAATTATTTAAATTTATATCAAGCTCACTATTAAAAAATAATACTTTTCCATTATTTGACACATAGCGATAGTCTTCTTGGCCTTGACTTATTTCGTATTTTTCTTGTATTACATATCTAGATTCAACAGGTATGCTTTCATTGTCAGGATTAACAATTTGATTAAACAATGTAGGATCGTCTACTACTCCGTCGTCATCTGTATCATTAAAAGTAACTTGTATTTTTTTAGTATCGACATATCCGTCAAGACCAACAAACTGATCAGTAATTTCCCAATCTTTATCAAAGTTAAAAGAATAGTTAGATCCAGGAATAGAATTAATGTTTAAAATTTTAATTTTATCTTTTACTGTTTGATTATTTCTCACATCATAAACTTTATCGCTTGAATCAAAGAAGAATCGAACTTGTTTATCACTTTCAAAAATAAATCTTTCTAAGCGACTTGCTACTGTATAAAACTCAGTATCTGAAGTAAACAACACAAGCCAACTAGAGTCAACATTTTGATTTGTAGCATCACCTTGTCGACCTAAGTTGAAATTATCTATAACATTCAAATTAGTTTCAGTAATAATTTTCCATGTACGAGAGTCTATATCATATCTTAGACCAAATGCTTTATTACCAAAAATTAAATCTATCATCGAAGCAATTGTAGTGCTTTCTAAGACATCTCTCCAAGCAGGAATAATTTCAGTTAGTTTTGGAGCAAGAGTCAAAACATTGTTATATGGATCAGGAATTATGTCATTTAAAACAATAGGACCTGCACCAGTAATTAAAATACCTGTGCCTCCGTTAGTGCCGTCGCCGGCAACAGAAATAACTTTAGTCCATAAAGTAGTAGCTGCATTAGGAATAGCTTCTATTAATTTTCCATTAAGTGGAGTAATTTTATTAGACTTATTCTTATCAAAATAATAACCTGTTGGCGCATCAAACTTAACCAATGCTCCTAGAGTAAAATATTTTAACAGTGTACTAGAAAACGTACCTACTTTTAAAATAAGGTTGTTTACATCTTGTAGATACCCAGTAACTTGATTAGTGTCAATTGTTCTGTTGTACCAATATGCGCCAATTAGCTCTGCTGGAATTTTTGCAAAGTTATTATAATAAAAGTTTCTTAAATTTTTAGAACTTAGCAAAGGAAATATTTGATTATAGATAACTGCTTCAATTTCTGTTCTAGACCTAAACTTAAATCTAAAACTGTCTTGGTAAGTTTCTTTATACAATGCTCCGTCGTCAGCAAACAAATTTGTCTTGCTGTATTTTCCTGTTGGATCTACAAGATCAAAATAACGGCTAATGCCGCTGCTTGTTCTATTGATTGCTTTAATTTTAACAATTTCTTGATTAACGCTTAACGGACTAATGTTGTAATCTTCAGCAGTAATCATTCTATTTTGTGTATAGTATGTAGCAGGTGCTCTAGATTTTATACTAGCATTTTCTTCTGCAGGACTACTATTTGTAACAGAACTTTGTAAACTTAAACTTACTGTCAGTCTTTCTTGCTGACCTAAATTGCTAGTGTAAGGAATATCAATAGTAACATTCCTAATATCTCTAGGATTAACTGTGTAACGAAGTCCGTTACTTACTCTATAATAAACACGGAATGTTCCTTGAGGTAAATTACCAAACACTCCGTCACTAAAGATTAAACTAGCTTGGTCGTCGGTACGTGTTACAACTCCATAGAAATTTTTAATAGACTTGTTTAAACTATTATAGATAACGTTGTTGCCTTCAAAGTTAGGAACTTGTGTCCAATACTCTGATTCTGCTCCATTTTTATCTAGTCTATATAACCAAATATCACTGTTGTTGATGTTAACTGCATCAATGTCTACAGTTTCATCTGTACTAGGTTGTGTGATGTTAAATCTTCCTTGAGCAACAGTACCTTGCTTAAAGTGTAGGAAGAAACCTGTGTTTCCGCTGCCGTTACCTTTGCCGTCATCTCTATATAAGAAAGCCAGCTGGTTTCCAATTTTAGGAGGTTCTTCAACTATAGCATTGCCGTTTTCAAACGCTGTAGAGACTATTTCAAAATCCATTGATCTTCCGTCAATAGTTTTATTAAACTTAAAAATAGGAAGTGCAGTAGACAACGTTTGAAATCTATATTGCTCTGTTGGAATACCTAATACAAAATCTTTATCGTCAGGATTTCCAAATTTTCTTAATTCAGGAAGTGCAGAGTTAATAACACGAATAAACTGATCGTACCAGTCGCTGTTGGAGGGGTCGTTCCAACCAATAACTTGGCCTGTTAGATTACGTCCGTTACTATCTAAAATATTTTCAGTAGTAGTAACTGTGTTAAATTTTAGTAGGCCGCTTGCAGGAATATTTCTTTTAACTTTGTAGCTTAATAATCGAGCTAAACGTAGTACACTTTCACGACGTTCTGCTAAATCTAAGAAGTTTTCACGAGAATTTAAATCAACTCGAAATGCAAAACTTTGTCCTAAAAAGGCAATAAGATCAATAAGAGCCAAGTATTCGCTTGACTCAATATAATCGTTAAAATCTTCTGGATAGTTTTCTCTAATGTAGTTAATCATCACGCGGCGAAGGTTTTCAAAGTCGTAACTTTGAAAATCGGCGTTTTGAAAGCTCTGGTAAATTCTTTTCCAGTCTTCTGCTACTAGTAATCTATTTTGTCTATCGGTTGCTGACATATCTGCGTCCCATTATACAGATATTTATTGAAATTTATAATGTGAGTGTTTAATTGCTAACTAGGCCGTTAGCTTGGTCAAACTTAAATCTAATAGATTCTTGTATGTTGTAGGGCAAATATGTTAACTTGCACTCTATTTGTAAACCGCTTTCATACTGTGTGATAACAACTGTATCAGAAGTAATTCTAGGATCGTAATTAATAATGGCCTCAACGTCTTCAACAATAGCTTGTTTAGATTCTTCTGTTAAAGGTTCAAAAATATAGTCCCATATAACAGTGCCAAATAAAGGATTTTCATGTCTTTCTCCTTG